TCGTTAACAATTTCTTGTGTTGATCCCCAAATTCATCTATGTAAGTCACCTCAACGTCCACCTCCATCCCCTTCATAAGATCCTGAGACATCGCAAGCATTCCTACATATCTTTGCTGGCCGGGGATTTCGATAGTAGGATATCCTGCGTATTCCTCACCTGCCGCAGCCTGAAACCAATCTCGATAAAGGCGTGGTTTTACAAATTTAGACCTTCTAGGCAACTCCCACTTTTCTCCAGTTGCTGGATCTCGCATATCCAAAGTGCCGTCTTCTATTCCACTATAATAACGCTCGAACATACCATTCATTATGTCTTTATGAGCGCTCCATTCCTTGCCTAAGTCCTCGATCAACTCCTCAAGTTGAGTTTTATCCTTGCCAAAGGCAAAGTCAAAAACCGCATCAACAGCCTTTTGAGTGGCCCAACCGGGGCCTGCCGAAACTTTTAAAAATTCCCGCGCTCTCTCTTTATTGCCATCTGCTGATGCTTCTATAAACCCCCCTATATCCATGCCCGGCAAAAATCCGAACAACTGGATCTGTTCGTCGGTATAATCAAGGCCCGCATTCCAGTCACGCATTGCCTTATCTCTGAATTTCTGACCGGGATTCTTTTTAGACCATGGGATGGCGCCGCGTACAGTACCCCTATCACCTTTAGTTCCCCAAACGGGACGACCTAAGCCCAGATCCTCAGGAAACTCGAATTCGACCGTTGCTGGATCACTGTAAGAATATGACCCTCGGAATGACTCATACATATCCACAACCAATTTGTTCCAATCTGTATCATTTAACTTGCCATAAGCATTTTCTATCATTTCCCGAGTTTCCATTACTTCAGGCAAGTCTTTTAATTCATAGGCAACCTCTGCTCCGCTCATCGCCGGATCTATGGCAATCTGTTGAAACAGGCCCACAAAAGATCGCTGCGCTTGAGGCAGGGCCTCAGACATAATTCCAATTTGTCCAGTTTCCTGAGCCTTACCTTCGGTTATCCCCGTCCAAGTAGACTCTACTTTTTGCTCATGCAAATCAGCCTGATGCTTGGCTTGTTCCCATTGCTCATCTTCAAAATTGTTTGCTCGAGCTATTTCTGATTGTTGATATCCAAAAGCTTGGTCAAAAGCATCTTCTGCCCTTAAAAAAGCACCGAAGTCATCGCCAAATTTCAGTCGCAACCAATCGTCAATTTGACTTTCTTCCTTGCCCCTAAGACGCATATTATTTCGATTGTGTATAGCCATACGGAAAGTGTTATTGTCCAATCCAAATTCATCAGCCACATTCAACGTCAAGCGATTCCACTGCCTATCCGACTCTCTAACAGCGGCTTGAAACTGATCCCTATTTAAACCATTCTCTTCGGCTATCGCACCATACTTAGCAAACCGCTCCATATTCTGAGACATTATATTAGAAGCCATACCTCGCGCTTCTAATGTGGGCATCCCCTCTTCAATCTCCAGCAAATTGCCATTTAATAAAGTTATAAGCTCCTCATCTGTTGCCTCTCTGCCCATCATAGCTAGAAAGCCACCGCGAAATGCCTCAGCTTCGTCTGTATCTAATAAAACAGTTGGATCATGTTCAGCAGCTTGCAACACTTCAGCCCTCGGTATCTTAAGTCCCAAGTCATCAAAGCTAATTGTACCCTTCCCCGTTCCCGTTCGTCCCGTAATGCCAGCCCATGAAGTTCCTATAGCCAATGAAAGCTCACGAGTGGAATTCACAATTTGATTATCAATTTGACGGATCAAAGCCTGTTGCTGTGCTTGGTCTAAGCCGAATTGATCACCCCATTCTTTTACCCTTTCCTTCAATTGCTCATTAAACTGTCGTGCAGTTTCAAAAAACTTATCTTCGTCAAGGCCAAATGAATCATCCCACTCCTCTTTTCTTTGGGCAAATTCCGCATAATACTTCTGATTCTCTTTTAAATAAATCATTTTCTGTTCATGAAATTCTTCGCGCTTTAGGACCATCTCTGCGTAATGCATGTCCTTATCTGCAGTTACAGTGCTATTTTTATATTTTATGTCAGCATTTGCCATCTCTGTTTCAGCCTTTAAATTTTCTCGATCAAATGTCAATTGATTTGCTTGCAAGTCTGTTTCATTTGTCCTGTTAAGCGAATTTAGATTTTGTTCGTGCACCCTTTGAGCGTCTTGCATAGCTTGGTCATGAGTCGTTTGAGCTGTTTGCATAGCTGTTTCATGCAATCTTTGAGCCGCGGCTAACTGTTCTTCAGTAAGAATCCCTTGATCGAATTGCCTTTGCGCTTCTTCAAATTGCCTACCGGCCTCACTTACGCTTTGATCAAAGTCTCTTTGGTTGACACTTTTTGATTGATCAAAGTCCCTTTGACTGACAGCTTTCGCTTCTTCAAATTGCCTATTGGCTTCTCTCACGCCCTCGTCAAAGTCTCTTTGGTTGATCTCCATTTGCTCATCAAACTGATCTTGCGCTTCTTCAAACTGACGATCACGCAAAGCCAAATCAGACGTAAATTGATTCTGTGCTTGTTCTAATTCTTCTCGCGAAAGCTCTAATTGTGCTTGAAATTCAACTTGGCGATTCTGGAAATCAGTGGCCCATTTATAGTTTTCTTGAATTAATTCTTGTCGCCTAAAGGCCAATTCTGCTGCCTGTAATTCATGGCTGGATATCAACCCTGCTTCGAATTGTTGGTTTGCAACCTCCAATTCTGTTCTTCGCAATTCGAAATCTCGATCAAACTGAGAAGCGCGTTCTGTTATGTCGCCAGTAAACATGTATTCTGACAGATTCAAATCTCCCAACTTTGTAATCGCATCAGTAAATAATTGGAAGTTTTGACCCTCAACCTCTAACGCCTTTTGATTTATTTCGATATCGACATCTCTGTAATGGCGCATTCGTTCTTTTTCCATTTCAATTACAGCCCTGTCGTACTCACCCGTAGCGCCGGGGGCCAATAACCCCATTCGAGCCATACGTTCATATGCATCGTCTACATCTTGATCAATATTAGCCCGTCGCAATTCTCTCATTTCTCCGGGATCATATCCCATAGAATCTATCATTTCCTGCATAACAGTATCTATTTGGCTTATTGTTTCAGAGAAAGGAGCATCCCTTTGTTCAAAGGCAACATTAACACCATCTCTAATAGCTTGATTAAGTTCCTCTGAATCAAACTCCATATTTAATATATCTTCAAATAAAGTTTCTGGGTCTTCAAAGAAAAAATCAATCGAATCTTGCAACTCATCAATTTGCGATAGAAAATTAACCAGCCCACCAGCTGCATATGCTTCCTCTAGCATTTCATCTTCACTTGCAGTCAATCCAGTTGTCGGATCAATATCTTCGCCATTTCGCGTTTTGACCGTTGCGTCATCTATTGTCACTGCATTGTCAACAACGAGTCCATCGATATATGCGTTTAAGCCAGCGTCATCAGGCCCGACTTCATTCTCCGTCATATAATCATTAACTGTTTTTATCTGATCATCGTTTAATCCCATCCTCTTGTATTCTTTTATATACTCCGAACCTATTGCATCCCATCCCTGCCCCTTGTTTTCAGCTGACGTCTGAGCCATTGCAGTTGCTGGATCTACAACATCGGCATCAGGATCTGAATCTTCTTCATCTGTTATAGTAGTCTTGGGGGTTACAGTGCCATATGGATCGTTTGGATCGTACTCTCCCGGCTCGCCGTCCTCAGTTATAACCTCCTCGTCATCTTTAGGCTGATTAGTCCTTTTCTTTTTCCCAACCTTCTTTTCATGTATGTCGGGGCCCGAAGGCGCGTCCTTATCAAGCTCCCAAGTAGAAGGATCATCTAGGTCGACAATCTCATCCGGCTCATCATCCGGCTCACCTTCGCCAATAACAACCTCCTCCTCCCCAACAACCACTGGACGATCTGCCACGGGCAACAAGCCACTTTGTTGTATCCAAAGATCAAGTTTGCCAAATGGATTGAGTTCATTTTCACTAGCGGCCACCATTTCAGCAACTTGATCTTCCGTTAATCCATAGGCAGTTGCATACTCGGTTACCTTAGTGTCATACCTAGCTCGCTTTTGCTCCTCGGTCTCTATGGCAGCTTCTGGCCCCTCCTGTCCCGCCTTTTCAAGATCAACCCACTGTATTTGTCCTTCACTTGGGCGATAATAACCTTGACCCCCCTCTACCGTGCGATAAATCTTCATCTGATTTCCCGATGCGTCTAATACGGGATTTCCCTGCTGATCCCTTACAATATCATCGAGGGTGTGAGTGCCGCCATACTGATTATCAGGATCATTAGGGTCAGCTTCTTCTGTTATTAATGGGGCATTTTGCGCCAGCCATGTATCCCACGCCTCATTAGCTCTCTTTATGGCTTCAGCTTGGATTTGATCTGGAAGAATAAGATTCCCCTCGGCATCTTGTGACCAATCTGAAGGGTCTCCCAATAAATCAAGGTCATTATAAGCCGCTAAATACACCTCCATTAATTCAGCTGATTGCTCATTAGTCAACGATGGAGTTAAGTAGTTCCGAGGGCTCGCTGAAAATTCTTCCCACTTGGGCAAAAATTCTGTTTTATATTTTTGCGCTCTTAAATTGCCAGTCTTCTGTTCATTGTCCTGAGCAATCCTATAACGATCCTCTTGTGCCCCCACCCATTCCTCTAGTTTTTCAGCATTTACATACTTCTCATGTAGCGGCTCTAGTCCATACCTCTGGCCAGTATGAGTTGTAGCAATCCGATTGAATTCATCCGCGCTTGCCTGATCATCAGTTCCGCCAGCCTTTATGTATCTATCCCACAAACCAGATCTGATCCTATCAAACTCGTCGCCCTCTTCCGTGTAGGCAGATTGTTTATTTTCCTCTTCTTGCGCTGGAGTAACGAAGCCTTCAACTAATTGCGTTACCTTATCAATCTTCCCGGTATCATTCCAAAGATTAATAACCTGTTGTACTTGCTCCTCCGAATACCCAGCATCACGCAAGCCCTCCACATAATCTTCATTTATTGGCTGTATGGCTTGTTCTTCTTCGACATCGATTGGCCTAATGTCTGCCTCGTCTCTGGCCGTACCTTCATCTGCTTCGCTTTGGCGAGCGTTAATTGCATTATTCAGCCATGTACTAGCCTCAGGTATGCCAGTATTTTCAGCAATATAAAGTGCGTTTTGTCGATCTCCATCTGTCAACAATGGATTTTGCAGTGCGCTATTGGAGTTATACCAATCCTGTGCTTTCCTTTTTCTTTTTGTTCTTTCTTCAGTTTTTCTCTTTCGCTCTGCCTCCTGTCTTGCTTCTTCTGCCTCCCTTTCTTCTCGCTCTTCGTCCAATCGCCGAGTCTGTTCCCTAGATCTTTCTATCTCAGTCGTATCTTGGCCAGAAGTTACCCTTGCATAATCAGATTCATCATAAAAGGTACCGTTAGTAGCATTGCTTACGCGAGCTGTGTTATTACCGTTAGCCATATCAATACACCCAATCTATTTTTACTTGCACGGGGTCTTCATACCCCACTTTATTTTTAAAGTCATTTAAGGCATTTCTACTTGACCACACAGCTGCACAATCTTGTGGCTTATGATAGTCCGACTTCTTCATCCCCAAGGCGAGACATCCCTGAAGCTGATTGGTGTAATTCGCAGGATGGATTAAACAAGCGTATCGTTCTCCATCCTGCGCCGTTACACCTACGGTGCCTCCTATGAAAATGTAAGCCGCTCCAAAGTGCGGCGAATCCCACGGCAAAAGGGTATAGGTACCAGTAGGAATACAGCTTTCGAATGGCAGATTGTCTATCCACGGTCTTTCTAAGCCATGCCATTGGTCATCTCCACATAAAACATTGGATTGAACTCCATTTCTTGATGACAAATACCGCTGTATTAATACCTTTTTCATTCAGAACTAGCCTTCGCCGTTGGAACTTCCAAACTTTTTATCTGTGTAATACTTCACAGCATCTACCAACGCTTGCATTACGATAAATACAAGAGTAGGCTGACCTGCTAAGTCAGGTGCACTAGCGGCAACTACGCCTTCGCCTAGTACAGCAGCACCTAATTTCTTACTGACAAGACTTTGTAGCCGTTCCGTTAAAAATGATCCCATTATTCTGTCTCCTCTATAAGTTCTCCATTCGCACTAACCGATGGAGTCATAGATTTGTATGCCTCTATTTTACCCATTATACGCTGAGATATTGGGTCTTCAGACACTAGTTGATTTGCACGTTGCTGTAACTGTTGCTGTAACTGCTCTATGTTCTGGTCTACTTCAACCTGTTCCATGCTCTTCTCCTTTTAGGTTGCCTTCCCGCATTGGCATCTCGCCGCTGTATCCGTTCCCATACCTTGCGGTCGATCTTGCGACGACGCCTGAACTTTCTGCACCAATTCAAGCAGCGCGTCCTTAACGACAGTTGGTACAGCCTCTGTTGTTGTGCATAGCTTTAACGCCTCGTTTAGTGTTTCAGTGTATATCATCTTCCGCCTTCATAAATCCTACGTAGTATAACAATCGCCATTGTTATGCCCCACATTACAGATCCGCTAACTGCTTCGTGTTGCCAAAAACTTTGCCACTGACTGCCTCCGGGCCACCCATGACTTATTTCCCAGATCTGATAGAGTACTACCATTAGCGTACCGGCCGTAGTGGAAGCTATCGTTGTTTGTCTCGACTGTTTTTTAGCTTCTTCTTCCCGAGTGGTAAGTATCTTAACCTGACGAGTGGTTTCCTTAACTTCTTCCCTTGTTTCCTGTAACTCTTTTCGATCCGAACTGCCAACGCTGAACGCTAATTTGCGCTCCTGTTGGCACTCCTTTAATGCCTTCAGGCATCTGATGTACTCCTCTTTAATCTCTCCAAAAGAATTACACGCATCTGGCCGCTTGAACCGTGCCATCTTACATCGAGATCAGGAGTTGCCATATCGTCGCTAAGGCCAATATAGATATCACGCCTCCTGTAATTATTAGTACTCTTTTAAGCATCTGATATGGATGCCAGAAGATTCGTCTTCGTTTTTAAATTCGCATACGCCTGTGCCCATGGATTAGCATTACTTGTTGGATCATAGGTAGCAGAAAACTGATCCATACCTTTGACTCTGACCGATGGCTCCGGTTGGCGTCCATCTGACCCCGCCGCGTTACGGGCCGATTGATTTGTAAAAATGCGGACTTCGTAAATGATCCTATAAGATCCATCTCCCAATTTCCGCACCTTCACACCCGGAATTTTCAGATAGGCACCATTCATAGAAAAGCCTTGATTCGATACTGCTACGTTTGCCGTGATAGCCATTATGTCAACCTCTTAATTGTGGTTTCTGCTTCGGTAAGTCGTCCTTGGAGGGACTCAATTGTTTCACGCATTTCAGCACGATCTTCATATGATTGCCAATGCGCTCCCATAAACAGGCGCTGCATCTGACACGCGTTCACCAGCCCCGTATGACCCTTGGCCTCTTCTTCGGGCGTTACGGCTCCCAACAAACCAGCGGATACGAGATCGTCTTTCTTGTATTTGACCAGATGATCCCATCGGCTGCGCACTAAGGTTTTAGGATCTTTTGTTGTCTCCAGTGACATGCAGCGGATCAACTGGGCATCATCGAAATTATCCATAGACGCTGCTGACCCGTCATAGAAAATGTCACCGTCTTCATCAATGATGAATAGAGTACGGTTACCGCTGCCTACCATCGCTCTCAAAACCCAAATGTTACTATCAGATGTAACGTCTGCATAATTTCCACTCCCATCAGTCTCATATGCCTGAAATTCAATCAGGCCCTCACCACCGGTGCTTTTCGCAGCGACGCCTTGCCCTCCAAACGCCTGAAAAATCATTGAATGTCGTGCATCAACATCCTCCATAAACGAGCGTATTCGCAGACCACCATAATCATCACTTGTCTTTCGGAATTGGGCATACATGTCTGTTTCAGAGTTTTGGGCGGTGAACGCATGAGCTATATCAGTGTCATATAGAGCCAGAGCGTTCTGGTCGTCGCCCGACGTTTTTATAATCAGACCGTGGCCCATCTCGTTGTTGGACGGTATGTTCGACCCTATGTAACAAGTGCCGTCTGCCCCGAAGCGCATTCGTTCAGTGCCAGCAGTTGTCATTCCTATTATGTCGGTGCCGGGGAAATACAACCCTGCATTAAGGTCGCCCGTATTCGTTACACAAGGCGCGGATACCGAGCCATCTGGAAGTATCAGTTGACTATTGTCATAGGTTGCAGTGGACTCCGCTGCCATAGCGTTAGCACCAGTTGCCGTAACTAAGCCATTGTCCGTTGATCCAGATAAAGTTGCGCCAGATGATGGCAATGCCTCCCATGCCGGTGCTGTACCAGCCCCCGTCGAAGTCAGCACCTGACCATCAGATCCATAGTTTGCACCACCTATGCCCAGCTCCCCTTGAGAGGTGATCCTGAACTTTTCAGTGGCCGCTTCAGAATGCCCTGTATAAAAAATCAAATCAGTGGCATTAACACTGGCTGTAAAAGTGTCTTGCGCTATAGCCTTAATAGAGGCGGCAATTGCTCTTGCGTCAGTATCTTGAGCCTCTAGTGGTGCTTGAAATTCAATCTGTCCAAGGACATCATTGGCGCGAACATCCGTCTGGGCTGTAGCAAGTAATAATTTCCCTGAACTTCCAGCTGCATCAGCTGACGGGCCAACCAATCTTAATTGATCGGCACTCTCATCCCACTCCATGTACGCACCAGCAGATTCTCCAAAAAACTTTACATCCTTACCATCATCATCAACGCCTACGGTAACAGTGCCCGTAAAAGTCTTATTTGCAGTAAAGGTCTGGACTACACCAAGATGCGCTGTATCTGAGTCGAGGTAAGCTGAAGCAATAACGTCTCCCTGCCATGCACCAGTGCTAATTGTACCTACTGTGGCAATGTTAGTACCGCCTACACTATGACTGGCGAAATAAGTACTGACCGTATCTACGTTGGTCATCTTCATCGTACCGGCATCATTAATGAGGATGCCATCACCAGAGGCCACCGCATCAGTTCCTCTGGCAGTGCCTCCATCTATTAGATTCAGCTCGGTAGTAGTAACAGTAGCCCCGTCAAGTATTTCTAATTCAGCTTCTCCAATAACAGCAGAGCCAATTGTAAATCCCGATCCTGTAACTACGCCCGTACTTGTAATTGCGCCTGATCCCAAAGTCCCAACGCCAGATATATTATTACTGTCATCAATGAGAACGCTGGACGTTTGTCCCGTCTTACCGCCAGTACCATCAAATCGAACAATGGCATTATCCGTGGAGCTTCCGGGGCCACTAAAATCACCAGAACCTGAAGCTGATGACGCCCCTCCAATATCACTTAAAACTTGAGCACCTGTGCGATAGTCAACATTTCCAGAGCTATCAAGAACTAAGAACTTATCTGTATCTGACCCTGCCGCTGCAACAGTAGACAAATTAAGCGCACCGCCAACTCCTAAGGTTCCATCTAACTGAGATGCCCCAGAATCTACCCATAATGCATAATTAGTGGTGCCACCTTCTGTAGGCGCTCCACCAACCCTCAGGGTAAATGCATTTGTAACTGTTCCAGTTGCTGTCAGATTCGGTTCTTCGATATTTACCGATCCTGCGTAAGCCGTCGTCCCACTCGGAATAGTTTGCGCTCCTCCGGGCTGAACATTTAGAGCATAGGTATTTGTTGTGGCAGTATGCGTTGCCGTAGGAGTGGCAATCTTAACGAACTGGTCATCAACTGCCGCAGCGCCAAAAGAGAAGGTGTCAAGCCCTGCGTCTACCGAGAATCCGTTGGCGATATTGTCAGTTTCAATTCTAAAGTCAAGATCCTGTGAGTCTTCATTAAATACTGTACCTGCACTACCTATACTCAAGACATTACGTGCAGTAGCAGCCACTAGTACTTTTATAAAAAAGTCTGAATCTTCTCCAGTGACAGCAGTATCAGTAAAGACGCATTCTATTTCGCCATAATCAGCTGTATTCCCACCGTCATCATCGCCCCTGAAAATGATCTCTACGCCATCAGCATCTGCTGCATCACCACTGGCAGGATTATGCTGAAATACACCAGCAGTTCTGACACCACCAGCAGCTGCGGATGTATTAGAAAAGCTCTTTAAGCCCGTTACGGCTTGGGCTGTAGACAAACCCATGAGACCATTAGTACTAGTAAGGTCTACATTATCTTCATCTATATTTGAAGCTTCATTTAAAAAGTTGTGAAGACCCTGAAACCTGTTTGCTAATGGTTCAGCATCTATATCGCCACCCGAAGAGGGTAGCGTACTAGGATCGGTATAAGTTGGTGTAGCCATTTGATCGCTCCTTCAAGCTGGTTTAGTTCCCCATGTCAGAGCCTACCCCTCAGCTGGTAGATATTCTACAGAATATCCATGCAAGTTAGCATCGCCATCTCCATACAGGCGCACAGATACATTCTCAGCTGAACGGTTGACAAAAAATCTCGCTTTCCGGTTTGATCCTCCGGGCCATGTAAGTCCCGAGTTGTATAAATTCCCTGCGTTATAAACAGTTCCTCCACCCAATGTTAATGTCTTAGTCCGAGTACTACGCACCCCTTGATCTCTAACAACTTCAAGAGTAGCTGTTGGACTCCCCCCCGTTGCCTTATACCAAACAGTAACATTTTTTATAACCTTAACTCTATTTGGAGCCTGCAAGTCATTGGCTGCAGTTATTATTTCCCAAGAATAATTAGTAGCATCGTCTGTTGTTACACTTGAACCATTACCATCATACAAATATCCTGAAAGGGCACCGCCCATCCAATCTAATTCATTGTTATTTGTATCATATCTATTAACCATATAATTCATCACATCAGACGGCCTATCAAATCCAATGTCGCCCGTTTCCCAATCCCAAATCAAAATTAAATCATGCCCTGCAGAATTGTCAGCAGAAGACAATAGCGTTCTGACCTGATGGTCCTTAACTCTTACAGTTGACACCGCATACTTCAATCTGCTTTTATTTAAACCTTCCCACTCATTCTGTATGTCATCCGTTACCTTTTGAACCTTTAGGTCTGCATCTACTATGTAACAACCATCATCTGCAACGCACCATACAAAATCAGGACGCTTAACAATAGAATTTCTTGCCACTGGTCGAAATCCCAACTTGGGCTCTTCCTGATGGAAGGTTATATATCCTTGTGTAAATTGGAAATAACCGGGATACACTCCATTCCTTTTGAAGATCAGAACACGACCAAAGTTATCAATGCCGCCTACAATTTCTTCCGTGCCTTCATCTATCTCATAGCGATTATCAGTAGGCCAATTACTGATATCCGGTTGGAATGTATTTGTGTCTATATCAGACCAACGAACTCTAGTGGGATACCATGTAGAAGATTCACGAGTATAGAGCGCCACTAATAAGTTCTCATTAACAACAAAATCCTTGCAACGCTCTAAGGTAGATGCCGCCGTAAGTGCCGCTGCATTTGTCGGAGTAGCATAGTCTCCCAGCCATTTCCACGGAGCATCAATACCGTTTGTTTGTACAACCGTATCTAAAATAAAGACGCTACGAACGTAATCGTTACCTCCACCAGTAAGGCTAATACTACCTGTTATGTTTTTGCGAGAAGCACCAGCGGCATCGGCGTAGATTTTATCAGGAGTATTAATGATTTCGTACGTAGCGTCAGGAGTTAAGAACTTTTGCTGGTGAAGTCCCACAACTGGCTCCGAGCTAGTCAACTGTGATGTGCTATACTTTTCGTATCCCCTGCGTCTATCGGTAGTTCCAAACTCTGAAAAGTTAATGTTTGAAACTTTTACACAGACCTCGGGCTCTAAGCGTGGATGTGGATACCTCCAACGAGATCGCTGACCTCTAAACCTAAATATAGGCGACGTTGCTAGGTCTTGGGTTATTTGGGGTTCAACTGCCATTTATGCCTACGTTGGAATATTACGTGGATATGTTGGAGATCCCGGAGTAACATTAACAAAAACATTTGTAACATTCTCAAAAGAGCGAATACGCCCTGCCCTCTTTTGTGTCTTTCCTGCAAACTTTCTCAAGCGCCTATCAAAGCGACGCTGAGAACGATCTGCTGCACTGGTTTTTCCTACTACCGGTAAGATAGAAGCTGCAGCACCTTCAATAATCAAGTCATGATAGTTCTCTGGTATTTCAGGCCAGTCATCATCATTAACTAATGGCGGCTTACGCATGACAGCCCGAACGGTAAGATCGGGCTTATCATCAGGAATTGGATGAAACTACCACCATCGATACGTTGGAGAATCGCCATAAAAAGGAGGTAGCTCCATTAACTTCCAACTATTAATCGTAAATGCAACATC